TAATAATTCGGACCCCGAACGCGGCGCCAGCAGCGCGTTATCTGCTGGCCATCGGGAAGCGTCCGTGTCCGCGCCGTTAGGCGGAAGCCCTTGAAGAAGATCGGGCGCGGGCGCTTCCCGATGCCACCTGGCATCACACGTCGTGCCGCACGGCGCGATGCTCTCGCTCAGCAGCCATTGCCCCGGCCCCGTGCCGGGGCCCTTTTCGAGACCAGCGGGGTGTCGCCGCCTCGGCACCAGCCCGCTGCTCTCCAGCAGCGCCCTTCAGTTCCCTGCGTACTCCCCGGCTCCGGCCGGGGCTTTTTCCACCACCAGTGCAGCGGTGAGCCCCCCGAGGCTGACCGGTGCGCTGGTACCCATCGCGTCTCGATCGTTTGCCCGGCCCAGCGCCGGGCCGTTTTCAGGAGGAGCCATGCGACGCCCCACCCAGGCCATCGAGGCCGACATCGCCGCCCAGCACCAGCTGATCGCCGATGCCCAACGCCATCTCGCTCAACTCAATGATGAGTTGAGCACCACCCGCGCGATCGAGAGCGCCGAATACAACCAGCGCCAGCACATCGCCCACGTCCTCGCCCGCATGGAGTTCGGCGAGCACCTGGTCACCACACCCCGGCCCTGGTGGTGCCGCGGCGGCCAGCTGGTCGAGCGTGCCAGCGCCGACGACATGAACGCCCTGTTCGCTCTGCAGCGGCAGGGGCTGATCGAAAGGAGCACCGCATGAGCCTAACCCTCTGCCCCGCACAGCACATCGTCACGACATGGCGAGACCAGTCGGGAGACAAGGCGGCAATCGCTCCTGTACTGGCCCTCGATACCGGATTGCACGACGCCGGGCATGTCCCGGGTTTCATGCGACCGAATGGAGAAGGTGTCGTTGCGGTTGGAGACATCGCCGCTTTCAACGACCCGGCGGATGCCTGTGATTGGCTCAAGGCCCGCATCGTTGCCGCCAACGTCGCCGATCGGCAGCGGCTACAGCAGGCGAAGCGAGAAGCCCGCGAACAACGCCAACAGGAACGCGAAGAAAGGGCGCGGCAGGTTGAGGCCCAGCGCCAGGAACGCCGCCGAGAGCGCGCCGAACAGGCCCGCCAGAAGGAGGCCAGCCGACAGGAGCGCCAGGAACGCCGGGAGGCCGCACGGATCCAGCGCCAACAGGAGGAGCGGGAGCGCACGAGGGTCAAGCAGCAGAAAGAAGACGAGAAGCGCCGGCGGCGTATCGCCGCCAGCATCCAGGCAGTCCGGCAGAACCCCGCCAGCCGGATGCTGACGCGCGCACTCTGAGCCCACTCATCGCCGAAGACGGATAACCGCCATGATCGAAGCCAGCCACTACACGAATGCCAAGCTCGCCGCCTGGCAGATCCAGCGCCTCGCCTTAGCGATCGAGGACCGCTGCCCGGACATCTCCACGCATACCACCCTCGACGGCCGTCGCCGCGAGCTCAGCATTACGCTGACCGACCTGGCGGCGGTTGATAACACCACAGAGCGATCGCCGATCCTGCTGCGCGAGACGCTTTCGATCCCCGCGGCGGATGACGACAGCGAAGACGCCGGTAGGGCAATCGAACGCCTAAAGCGTGTCGGCGACCAGCTCGAGAATCACCTCACTCGATATTCACGACTACCTGACGAGGCTGTCGCCGCGTCGTAAGGAGACCGCTCATGTGGTTCAAGACCCTCCACCTTTACCGCGTCCACGACCTTCCCGTCCTGCCGCTCCGTGACCTGGACGCCTGCCTGGCCGATCAGGCCTACCGCCCTCTCGGCGGCAGCGAAGCCAAGCGCATCGGCTGGGCCGCCCCGGCCGGTCGCGGCAGCCAGCGGCTCGTCCACGAGATCAACGGCCACCGGCTGCTCTCCGCCCTGCGTCAGGAACGCATCCTTCCGGCCTCCGTGGTACGCGAGGAAGTCGAGGACCGCGCCGCCGCCAAAGGCGGGTCGTTGCGTCGGCGCGAGCGCCAGGAAATCAAGGAGCAGGTGTACGAGGAACTGCTGCCCCGCGCCTTCTTGCGCACCCAGCGCATCGACCTGTGGTGGGACACCGAGCGCCAGCTCATCGCCGTCAACGCCGCCAGCCGGGCCCGGGCCGAGGACGTGCTCGACCTGCTGCGCCAGACCCTGGGCTCGCTCAAGGTCACGCCGCTGGCCACCAAGGTGACGCCGACCCGCGCCATGACCGAGTGGCTGCGCCAGCCCGGCCAGCGCCCGGTGTGGCTGGAGATCGGCGACCAGGTGCAGCTCAAGTCCACCACCGGCGACAGCGTGATCGCCGGCCGACAGGTGGACCTCGACGCCGACGACATTCAAGCCGCGCTGGAAGCCGGCCGCCAGGCCGCCCGCATGGCCATCACCATCGACGAGCGCGTGCACTGCGTCCTGCACGACGACCTCGCCATCAAGTCGCTGCGCTTCGCCGACGCCATTCTCGACGAGGCCGCCGATGCCGAGACCGGCGACGACCCGACCCTGCGCCTCGAGACCGACTTCGCGCTGATGACTGGTGCCCTGCGCGGGTGCATCGAGCAACTCATCGACGGCCTGGGCGGCGAGGCTCAGCCCGCGGCTGCGACGCCATAACGACAACGGAGGGAGTCATGCAGGAACGTCCGATCCTCATGACCGGCGAGATGGTCCGCGCCACGCTCGACGGCCGCAAGACGCAGACGCGGCGGGTAGTGAAGCCGTGGCAGCTACCCAAAAAGCAGGACGACGGTTCGTGGTTCGCTGTCGCCCAACGCGACCGGCGGTGGGGCTTCGGTGTCAGCGGCGACACCGAGGAAGCCTGCGCCAGAGAGTTGAGCGAATTTGCGCCCTGCCCCTACGGCCGACCCGGCGACCGGCTGTGGGTGCGAGAGGCTCACGCTTTCGTGCCTGAGCCGGCATACCGCTGCAGCACCGGAATCTATCAGCAGATCAACCCAGCTGACGACTACGAGGCCTGCGTATATCGCGAGAACTTCGACCGGGCGCGCAGCTTCCCATGGCGTCCCTCCATCCACATGCCCCGCTGGGCCAGCCGCATCACGCTGGAGCTTGTCAGCGTGCGCGTCGAGCGGTTACAGGCGATCAGCGAAGCTGATGCGCTGGCCGAGGGCGTCGCTGGGGAGCAGGAAGCCGCAGAAGCCGGACTGAGCTGGCATGACAAGCCGCGCCGCGCCTTCCGATTCCTCTGGCAGTCCATCAACGGCGCCGACTCCTGGGACGCCAACCCCTGGGTCTGGGTCGTCGAGTTCAAGCGGGTCGAGCCCGGGAGGGCTGCCGCGTGATAGCCGATACCCATACCCCCGACCTATTCGAGAGCATGCCAGCCGCAGCCCCGCCTCGCGGCGTGTGCACAGGCCCTACCTTTTCGCATCCGGAGCGGGAGAAAGAGTCGCGATGGCGAGATGGCTGGCACCGCCACACCGGCGCCAGCTGGGAATTCACGCCCTACGACCCAGCCATCATGGCCTGGGTGCGCGAACAACTGGAAAGCGGCCCGGTGGATTACGGGGATCTGCTCAACGCCAGGCGGCGCGCAGGCATCGAGCACCCCTTCGAAGTCCATGAGCCTATCGGCGCCCATGTGCGCTATCTGGTGCTGGCCGGCGAAGTCATTGAGCGCAAGCGCTACTTGGGCTCCCCAGACCCACGAAGCCCTGATTACCACGGCTGGCACCCGGTCCTCGAGCTGACGGAGATCTCACCATGCCACTAGGCCCAATCATCGACCCGAGAACCAACCGGCCAATCCACGCCCAGCAGGCCGCTCAGGAAACCGGCGTGCCGGCCGACATCATCTGGTACCGATTCACCAGCCAAGGCATCCGCTCGATGGCGCTGTTCGCGCCGAAGGGCGCAGAGATCGACATGGAGCGCGAGCGCCAGCTCACCCACGAGCTGTGGCGCCGCTCCATCGTCGGCATCGTCTCAACCCACCGCCTGGCGGACATCGCCCGGGCAAAGCGCCGGATCGCGGCATAGGAGGAATCATGATCCAGCCAGAGGAAGTGAAACGCGACTCTAACGGTCATTGGACCCACTCAGCATGGGACGAGTTCTGCAATGGGCGGGAGTGTGTTCCGCGCTCAGAAGTCGACGAATGGCTCACCGAGCATCACCTCGAGATATGCATCGTCGAACTCGAATACGAGGACGAGGAGAGTCAGGCGTTTATCGATTACTTCGAAAAAGGAAGCGGGGATATTACGGCCTGGGCTCTGTGCCCGCCTTCTCGCGGCGAGCGCTCAATCATTCAGGACCATCAGCATCTATTCGGAGCCTGGTTCCTGCTGTCGATCCATGACACCGAGGATGGCCCCGTTCAGGTCTGGGCCCGAGAGACTCCTCGTCAGGGAGAGGAGCCCACCGCGTGACCCCGACCCACACCCACGTCACCCAGGGCGGGCGATACGCCATGCTCGCCCACTACAACGGCGATATGTCGCTCGAGTCGCAGATGATCGTCGTCTATCGGGATCTCGATCACGAGACCGAGACGGCGACCACGGCCAAGGACTGGGAGACCAACTGGCGGCCGATCGCCACCGACGACTGCACCGTCTGCATGGGCACCGGCACGGACCAGATCAAGGGCAACAAGAGCCAGCCATGCGGCGGCTGCTACGGGCTCGGCAAGGTCCGCCAGGACGGCGAGAAGCCCGCCAACGAATGGGAGGTAGCCGACGTCGCCCTCGGCATCATCCGGCGCCAGCAGCGAATCATCGAGCAGCGGGACCAGGTACTGGCGTTCCCAGAAGTGCAGGAGGCATTGAAGGCGCGAAATGAGAAGAAGGGAAAGGAGCCGCCCGACTGGGTCCAGCGGGAACAGCAATGGCGGGAAAGTGGCGGCCGCGGGCACGGCGGCCGGCGCCACGTTGGAGATTGAGCGACTGCATCGGGGTCCACGCGACCGGCGATAGCCGGCAGGATACATAGGAGGCGACCATGGCAGGATTGGTTTTGTCACGAGATGAAGTGCGGGATGTCACGGGCTGCGCACAGCGGGCCTCGCAGCGCCTGCAACTTGACGCGCTAGGCATTCCCTACGGGGTAAATGCCGATGGCTGGCCGGTAGTGCTGCGCTCGAAAGCCATCGAGGTGCTGGGCGGCCGCGCCGCGAATGATGATGGGCCGCGCGAGGCGATATTGAACCTCGGCGAGATCTAGGGAGAGAGGCGATGAAGGGCATGCCGAAGCGCTGGGCCTACAAGCATGGCGCGTTCTACTACCGGCCCCGGGAGAGCGAGCACGCGGTGTTCGAAGGTAAGAGCTGGTTTCGCCTCGGCACCAGCTACGGCGAGGCGCTGCGTGCCTTCGCGGACCGCATGGACATGCAGACGGGCGACACGCTGGCCAGCCTGATCGACCGCTACACGCTCGAGGTGCTGCCGACGCTGAGCTATAGCGCCCAGAACAACTACCGGCAGAGCCTTGACCGGCTGCGCCGAGTGATGGGCGACAACCCTGTTCAGGTCATCGTGCCGAAGTTCGTCTACCGCTACCTGGACGAGGTCCAGCAGAAGAAGAGCATGCAGGTCGCCAACCAGGATTTGAAGGTTCTCAACCGCGTGCTCGACTTCGCCGTCCGCTGGGGCGTCATCGACCGCCACCCGATCAAGGGGCACGTCAAAGCGTACGGGATCCGGGACGGCCTCAAGAAGGCGCGCACCCGCTACATCGAGGACTGGGAGCTCGCTGAATGGCAGCGCGTGGCCAGCGATCAGCAGCGTGCCTTCGCCGCCATCATCATGCTGACGGGCGTCCGCAAGAGCGACTGCCTGAGGATCATGGATGCCCACATCGGCGAGAAGGAGCTGACGGTCCAAATCAGCAAGACCGGCAAGAGCATCTCATTCGTGCTGACAGAGGCGCTGCGCCAGGCCATCGCCGAGGCCCGTGCCTGCAAGCCGAAGGCCAGCCTGTACCTGCTGCCCAATCACCGTGGGCAATGCTACGTGAATCCCGACGGGCTGACCCAGACCTGGGACGGCAAGTGGCGCGACACGATGCAGAAGGCCATCGACCAGACCAAGCTCGAAGCCCGCTTCACCCAGCACGATCTGCGCGCCAAGGTCGGCTCGGACGCCGAGAACGATGCCCGGGCCCAGGAGTTGCTCGGACACTCCAGCGTCGCCGTCACGCGCCAGCACTACCGCCGGAAATCAAAGGCCGTCAGGCCCGTCAAATGACCCCGAGAAGCTGTCTCACAACACTCGCCCCGAAAACGGGAAAACAGGCACTTAACCCCGCGAAGTGCCGAAAATTGTGAGACAGTCAGAAACCCCCATGATTTTGATTTAACAGGCGGAATTGCGCTTTTACGTGAGCTCACACATGGAACTCATCCCCCGCCATTTGTTCTTGCGAATCAGTATGCTGCACAGGAGCCAGTCTCAAAAATCGGCATCTGTCTCACAGAGACCACATTTCTGCCCGCCGCTGAACGCAAAAACGCCCCGGCCGGAGCCGGGGCGCTTGCATGTCGGGCGCGTTGTGATAGGGCTCAGCCCGCCAGGCTCTCCCACGTCACCGCCTTGGACGCTCGCTGTCCTGCACCGGTGCCGACAGCACCGCATCCGGGTCAATGGTGAATCCGGCATCGACCAGCATCTGCAACCCGCCCGGCAGCGTCGACGAGTCCAGGTCGATATACTCGCGCACCGTGCAGTCGGTGATCAGCGCTTTCACGTTGGGGTCGGCACTCGACAGGATCGGGTACTTCTGATCGCCGAAGCGGTCGAAAAAAGCGCCGACTGTGATGTGGCGAGGGCTGGTATCGATTGGTGCGTAATCCTCCAGCGCAAGGCTCCCGTCATAATCGGCAACTACGTAATCGCCAACAATACGCACGTTTGCAAATAGTGCCTTGTCATCTGGGTAGCTTATCAGCCTACTTCCGGGAATGTGTTCAACAAGAAACTGTACAGTGCGCATCACAAGATTCCTCCGAGCGCCACATAGGCCTCTTTGATAGTTTTTGAAAACGATGCCATTGATGCTCTAAATGGGGCTCTGCCAAGTTGCTGAACAAACCCGTTATAGTCGGTGCAGAATAGTTGGTAACCCGCGAAGTAATCGCTGGGAGTTAGACCAATCCCTTCCGCGCGGTAAAAGGTTAAGCCAAGACTTTTTGCATTATTGGAAATGGAGATACTTGCACCGTGAGAATAGGCATTCGTATTACTGTGTATGAGCACGCTCAGCCCGTCAAGCGTCGTCATCCTTCCGTTAGCGCTGGTTTCCTTTACGACAGAAAAGGCGTTGTCTAGCTCTACCAAATAATCAGCCCCTCCGATATAGAACCCGGTAAGGTCTGCCTTGTGCCATATCCCATTGTTGATTTCATCTGCGCTAATTTTGGAATTACTTACTGTTAGATCAACAGAAACACCGGAAAAAGAGCCATCGACTATAGACACTTCACGGATGAAATATGTCGTCGCAGCATCTGTGAATACAAACAACAAACTGTTCTGGCTATACCAGCACACGCCTACAATATCAGTGGAGGTGGTAACAGCGGTAGGGGGTATGGACCAGACTAGTGACCCTTGCTCATAGTAGTACCATGACGCGTTTGAATTACTTACATGAACAGACCCTCCAGTGTTTTCTGGATGCCCAAAGCCGTTGTATGCGGTTCCGGGGTACGATGCCAAAACTTCAACAGGCGTTATCCCGTATACAGAGGTGTTACCGCCCCCACCACCCCCAAAAAAATCACTCAGGTTGCTCATTGTTCGCTCCTTATGCCAGGACCCAGCCGCGGGTCGCGTCGATATAGATCAGGGTCAGTGCCGCGTTCAACTTGTCGATCGTCAGGGTGCTGTCGCCGCCCTGGATCACGCTGTCACTGGTCGTCACCGTGCAGGCCTCTGAGCCTGATAGGTTGATCACGTACACCCAGTCACCGGCCGCAGGCCCGGTGGGCAGCGAGACGCTGACCTCGGCCAGCAGTGCATGGGTGGCGTAAAGCGTCAGTGTCCTGCTGGTAGTGACAGAGACAACCGTCTCCCGGGTGTCCCGTTTGGCGCCAAATGCTGTCGAGAGCCCGGTGACCTCGCTGGTTGACGGCCAGCGTGTCGCCGTCTCTGGTTTTCCGCTGACCCCGGACCACGTCACACCATCAATGGTCGCGTAGGCGTTCTCCCACTGCATTCCGGTCCACTGCCGCATCCCCTCGTCGCCGATTGCAGTGCTGTAGTAGAGCGCGCCGACGATCAGCGGATTGCCGCTGTTGTCGGTGGTCGGCGGTGAAGATTTCGCCCCAAGGTAGCGCTTGAGAAAATCGGTCAGCGTGTCGGCGGCGTTGGATTCGCTGGTCGCTGCCGCCTGCGCCGAATTGGCGGCATTGGTTGCAGAGGCGGATGCAGACGATGCCGAGCTGGCTGCATTCGTCTCGGAGGTGGATGCAGCAGAGGCTGATGACGCCGCATTCGATTCAGATGATGCGGCATTGCTTTCGCTAGTCGCCGCTGCGGATGCAGATGATGCAGCATTGGTTGCAGAGGTGGAGGCATCGCTGGCTTTTTGCGTCGCCGTATCAGCCGATGCGCTGGCAGCGTTAGCTGACTGAGTAGCGCTGGCGTTCAGCGCGTTCATGTCCGTGCCGAAAGTGTCGATATTGCCCTGAAGCGTATTCAGTGCAGACTGCATCGAGTTCCATTTATCGAGGTAGTTCTGGTCATCGACCACCCACTGGTATTGCGAGAAATCAATCGTTGGGAATGTCGCCATTATTACACCTCGACAAAGGGTAGACTGGATTGCCAGTTGGCATAAAAGTTGTGCGTGTGCGAGTAGTTATCGTCACGACGGGCAAGGAAGGAGTGCTCAACCTCTTTAATCCCGCCTTGCTCTGGGTAAACACTGATAAACACGTCCGATCCCTTTCCGCGCTTTACGAGTTCTGTCGTGAGTTTCGTCCGGTCAGCGTCTGACAGGAAGTTGAGATCAAGCGCCAAGCGTCGTGCAAGTCCACCACCAATCGAGCGCAACGATCCGGCTTCTGTTCTGCGGTGCTCTACGGATTCCTGCCATTCGAGTTGCAGACCATACGCCGGATTATACTCTGGTGAGAATGATATTCCCGAAATAATCCGCCCGATCTGCATATAACCATCAGGGTTGTCAGGATCGCTCAACGTGATGCGATAGCCGGTAATCCGGGTGGGGTTAACCCATATCGGCTTCATCAATACCGGCATGTTCTCATCGTAGGTAGCGCCCCACGAATCAATTCCGATGCGTAGCCTGGGAGGCGGTATCAGTTCCGATGTTCGAAGTGTGCCGCTGTCATAGACAACGTCTCCGTTATAAAGCAGTTCGACTCTGGCCGTTGCCGTTGTGTACAGGTTGTGGCGGTATAGTACGACAGCATCGATATATGATGTTGAGTCCAGTTGTGCCGTTATGACCTGCCCTGATAAGTCGCTGGACCGCCAGACGTAGGAGCGTCCAGAACGCTGCGTGTAATCGACCGGCAATGCCTCACTCGTGGCCGTCAGCGTCTCGCTGTCATGCACGTTGTCGATGATGAGGCGCATGTTCGCGCTCATACCCATACCTCCAGACTGGTGATGCCGCGCGTCGGCGAACGGGAGACAGAGATGATTCGGCCGACTTTTCCGGCCATGCGTGGATGCTCGACGCTAATCGACTGACCGACCTCGACGACCGGCAGAAACGCATCAATCGAGAACACATTGCGGCGGACGTTGCGCAATGCCAGCAGGCGGTCGCGCTCGGTTGCGGCATCCGTGGCGTTGGCGATGCAGCTATCCCGCGTCACCTCCTCGGCGAGCGGGTAGTCGCTCATCGCCTGCGAGGCGTTCGACTCCGACCATTTACGCTTGAGACGAGCGGCCTCAGTCGCGTCGTTGTCCTCGATGACCCCGGCCACAGTGCGCAGCGGGGAATAATTGCGGCCCCAGCGCAGAGTCAGCGATTTCCAGGGCGCTTGAGTTTCACTGAGTCCGATCTGGTCGTATTCGATGCCATCGTCGAACAGCGTCACGTCCGCCGTCGTTGGCTCGACAGATTGCCGTACGACCAACCCGCCCACGGCATCGAGATACCAGTAAGCGCCAAGCCCGTCGCAGAGATCATCGAGGATCTGCCGCCCGGTGACTTCCGAGCTGTAATAGAGCCCCACGGCGTACCCAGGCAGCGATGTCGCGCTGACGGTGATGCCGTAGTGATCGGCTACCCACTGCACCACCTGGGCGGGGGTATTGTGCGATTCTTCGATGTCGACCGTCAGCTCGCCGTTAGTGGCATTATCGAGCGTGAATTTGCCGTTCGCCAGATCATCAGTGCTCGGCACGCTGTTACCAATGTCCTTGGGCGTCAGCGACGTGACGGAGAGATAGGACGCCGTGTACTCCAGCGTCGTGGTCGATGAGCGAAATGCCGGGGCGTTGTAGACGCTGCCCAATGCGAGCGGCACCGGGCCGCCGTCATTGGGCAATGATCCGGTATCGATCACCTCGTCCAGTTTCGCCGACTGGTCGTGCATCTCGAACGTCAGCGAACCGCGCCTGGATTCCGTGATACCGCCGTTGATGCCTCGCGCGTGGAGTCGGAAATCGTCCAGCGACCACTCGGGATCGCCGAGGTAGAGCCGGATTTCATGCCCCTGCCACGCCCGGTTGACCCAGTCGGTAATCGAGCCGTCGTCGATCAAGCTGATCTCGCCGAAGCTAATCAGCCCGTCGATGCGCGTCTCGATGTCCACGGCTTCGGAGAGCAGGTCGTCGTAGATGCGGTTCGGATTCGCGTCGGTGGGCCGGGAAATAAACGGGCGGGAGGAGATGTACTCCGTCCCGCCCGCGTAATCCAGCTCACACAACACGATGCGCGAGGCCGACAGATCCGCCAGCCAGGCCGCGTATTGAGCGTCTGTCATGTCATGCCGACTCCTTGCTTGGTTGCACGCTGCTTGACGTTGCGGCTGGTTTTCTGCTGCTCGCGGATCTGCTGATTGCGCTGATCGGCTGCCTGGGCGGCATCGCGGGAGCGGTCGGCGCGGAGCATCGACACTTCTTGACGAAGCGCCTGCACCTCCCTGACCAGCTCTTTCTGCGACTGACCCGAGGCCATCGCCCGAAACTCATCAGCAATCCCGGAGCGGGCCGGCAATACCGCTTCATCCTTGTGCAGGACCGCCCGGTAGCCGTCGAACGGCACGTTCCACAGCCCGCTTGCGTGCGAACCGTTGGGCGAGCGCCCTTCGGCAGCGCCGTACTTCAAATAATGCTCCAGACCGGAATCCAGCTTTCCTTGAGCCACTTCGCGGGCAACATCGGGATAGGCTGCGAGATAGGCCGCTTCATCAAATCCGCTTGATGATCCTGAGCCACTTGATGTAATTGCGCCCTTGATCTGATCGGCGATACTGCCCGGCAGCGCATCAAGCAGCTCGGCAATATTGTTGATCCCGTAGAGCGTATCAACTTGAGCCTGCAACTGATCAACGAGCGTCAGCCGCGCTTGCTCCTGCTCGCCGAGCATCGCTTGCTGAGCCGATTGCAGTTGCTGCTGTGCAGATGCCTGCTGGGCCTCGGCTTCGGCTTGCAGTGACTCCAGCGTACTGATAAGCGACGATTGTGCGCTATCTTGCTGGGCCTCGGCTTCGGCTTGCAGTGACTCCAGCGTGCTGATAAGCGACGATTGTGCGCTATCTTGCTGGGCCTCGGCTTCGGCTTGCAGTGAC